ATGGCGGTGGCGAGCCCGTACCCCAACTACCGGCAGCCGAAGATGCGCTGGTTGCCCGCTGTGCCGGAACACTGGAACGAGCAACGCGCCAAAACCTTTTTCCGAGAGGTGGATGAGCGCTCGAAGACCGGACAGGAAGAACTGCTGTCGGTGTCTCACCTCACTGGCGTTACCCCCCGCAGTCAAAAAAAGGTCACGATGTTCAAGGCGGCGAGCTATGTTGGCTCCAAACTCTGCCGCCCCGGTGACATCGTCATCAACACGCTGTGGGCCTGGATGGCGGCGCTTGGTGCGAGCAGGCACGTGGGCATCGTCAGTCCGGCCTATGGCGTGTACCGCCCCTACCGCGCCGACAGCTTCAACCCGGCCTATCTCGACTACCTGTTGCGCATCCGCGCCTACGTTGCCGAATACATCGGGCGCTCTACCGGTATTCGATCATCGCGCCTGCGCCTGTATCCGAACCAGTTTCTCGATATTCCGCTGCTCCAGCCCCCGCGCCCCGAGCAAGACCAGATCGTCGCCTACCTGCGCGCGCAGGACGCGCACATCGCCCGCTTCATCAAGGCCAAGCGCGAGCTCATCAAGCTGCTCACCGAACAGAAGCTCGCCCTCATCGACCGCGCCGTCACCCGCGGGCTTGACCCCAATGTGCGCTTTAAGCCCTCCGGCATCGAATGGCTGGGCGAGGTGCCGGAGCATTGGGAGCTTCGCCGTTTGAAGTTCCTCGCCAGTAACACTACGAACCAGACCACGACCAAGGCCAGCGACGAAATTTATCTGGCACTGGAGCACGTTCAAAGTTGGACTGGCGTGGCGCGGCCGCTTGAGGGCGAAGTCGAATTTGCCAGCACGGTGAAACGGTTTGTCGCCGACGACGTTCTGTTCGGAAAGCTCCGTCCGTACTTGGCGAAGGTAACGCGGGCGCGCCGCGCTGGCGTATGCGTGAGCGAGTTTCTCGTGCTACGGGCGCGCAAGGAACTCATCCTTCCTGCGTATCTTGAGCAACTATTGCGCTGCAAGCGCGTAATTGACCTGATTAACAGCTCCACGGCGGGCGCGAAGATGCCGCGTGCCGATTGGACGTTCATCGGCAATGTCCGGCTCTCCATTCCACGCCAAGATGAACAGGAAGCGATCCTGTCGCACATATTGCGCGAGACGAAGGACTTGGACGAAGCCATCGCCCGCACCGAAGACGAAATCAAGTTGATCCGCGAATACCGCGACCGCCTGATTGCCGATGTGGTCACCGGTCAAGTGGACGTGCGCGGCTGGCAACCCGGCCCGGACGACGTGGTGGACGACGCGCTGCTTTCCGCGCTGGGCGATGACAACGAAGATGTGACCGAAGAGGAGGATGGCGATGGCGAAGACTGACACCAGCGAGCGCTGGTTCGAGGCGCGCGTGGTGCGCGGCTTGACCGGTGTGCCGCAGCCCGAGTACAGCCATGCGCTGGCCCCCACGGACTTCGCCGCCACCCACAACGGCTACGTGCTGGGCAAGGCTAGCGACTACAACCGCGATGTGGCGCTGGATGTGGCGCAGTTGCTGGCCTTCTTGCAGGCCACCCAGCCCCAGGCGGTGGACACGCTGGAACTGGCGGCCGACGGCATCAAGCGCACCCAGTTCCTGCACCGGCTGCAGGGCGAGATCACCAAACGCGGCGTGGTGGACGTGCTGCGCAAGGGCGTGAGCCACGGGCCGGTCCACGTCGATCTCTACAAGCTGCTGCCCACGCCGGGCAACGCGACGGCGGCGGAGTCCTTCGGCAAGAACATCTTCAGCGTCACCCGGCAGCTGCGCTACAGCAACGAGTCCGGCAACGAGCTGGATTTGGTGATCTTCATCAACGGGCTGCCGGTGCTGACCTTCGAGTTGAAGAACTCGCTGACCAAGCAAACCCTGGCTGATGCCATCGTCCAGTACCAGACCACGCGAGAGCCCCGGGAGCTGCTGTTCCAGTTGGGGCGTTGCGTGGCGCATTTCGCGGTGGACGACAACGAGGCCGCGTTCTGTACCGAGCTCAAGGGCAAGGCCTCGTGGTTCCTGCCATTCAACCAGGGCTGGAACAGCGGCGCGGGCAACCCGCCCAACCCGCATGGTCTGAAAACCGATTACCTGTGGAAACAGGTGCTGACCCGCGAATCGCTGGCCAACATCATCGAGAGTTACGCGCAGGTGGTGGAGGAGGAAGAGGCGGATGCCAGCGGCAAGAAACGCAAGAAGCGCAAGCAGATCTTCCCGCGCTTTCATCAGTTGCGCACGGTGCGTGCGCTGCTGCGCCGCGCCCGCGAAGACGGGGTGGGCCAGCGCTATCTGATCCAGCATTCGGCAGGCAGCGGCAAGAGCAACACGATTGCCTGGCTGGCGCACCAGTTGGTGGAGCTGCGCCGCAAGGACGACCCTTCGAAGCCGCAGTTCGACTCCATCATCGTCATCACCGACCGGCGCGCGCTGGACACGCAGATTGCCCGCACCATCAAGGGTTACGACCACGTGGCGGCGATCTTCGGCCACTCCGACAACGCGCAGGAGCTGCGCGAATACCTGCGCCGGGGCAAGAAGATCATCGTCACCACGGTGCAGAAATTCCCGTTCATCCTCGATGAGCTGGAAGACCTTTCCAGCAAGCGCTTTGCGCTGTTGATCGATGAGGCGCATTCCAGTCAGGGCGGCAAGACCACGGCGCGGATGCACGAAGCCCTCGGCGGCAAGGCCGCCGCTCAAGTGGCGAGCGAAACGACCGACGAGGAGCCGTTGGAAGAGGACAGCACCCAGGATGCGGTGAACGCGGAAATCGAGAAGCGCATCGCTTCGCGCAAGCTGCTGGCCAACGCCAGCTACTTTGCCTTCACGGCCACCCCCAAGAACAAGACCCTGGAGCTGTTCGGCGAGAAGGTCATGGTCGGCGACCAGGTGCAGTTCCGCTCGCCCGAAGAGCTGACCTACACCACCAAGCAGGCCATCCAGGAGAAGTTCATCCTCGACGTGGTGGAGCACTACACCCCCGTGGAGAGCTTCTACCAGGTGGCCAAGACGGTAGCGGATGACCCGGAATTCGACAAGGCCAAGGCGCTGAAGAAAATCCGCCACTACGTCGAATCGCACGACAAGGCCATCCGCCGCAAGGCCGAGATCATGGTCGATCACTTCATCGCGCAGGTGGCGGGCAAGCAGAAGATCGGCGGCAAGGCGCGGGCCATGATCGTGTGCAACGGCATCGCACGGGCTATCGACTACTGGCGCGAGGTGTCGGACTACCTCAACGAGATCAAGAGCCCGTACAAGGCCATCGTGGCGTACTCGGGCGAGTTCGAGATCGGCGGGCAAAAGAAGACTGAGGCCGATCTCAACGGGTTTCCGAGCAAGGACATTCCCGCGAATTTCAAGCAAGACCCGTATCGATTCCTGATCGTGGCCAACAAGTTCGTCACCGGCTTTGACGAACCCTTGCTGCACACGATGTACGTGGACAAGCCGCTGGCAGGCGTGCTGGCTGTGCAGACCCTGTCACGCCTGAACCGGGCGCATCCGCAGAAGCACGACACCTTCGTGCTCGACTTCGCCGACAACGCCGAGGCCGTGAAGGCGGCGTTCCAGGACTACTACCGCGCCACCATCCAGACCGGCGAAACCGACGCCAACAAGCTGCACGACCTGAAGGCCGAACTCGACGCCCAGCAGGTGTATAGCTGGCAGCAGGTGGAAGACCTGGTGGCGCTGTACTTGAGCGGCGCAGACCGGGACAAACTCGATCCGATCCTCGATGCGTGCGTGGCCGAATACACCGACCAGCTCGGCGAGGACGACCAGGTCAAGTTCAAGGGCAAGGCCAAGGCCTTCGTGCGCAGTTACGGCTTTCTGGCCGCGATCCTGAGCTACGGCCATCTGGCGTGGGAAAAGCTGTCGATCTTCCTGAACTTCCTCATCCCCAAGCTGCCCGCGCCCAAGGAGGAGGATCTCTCCAAGGGCGTGCTGGAGACCATCGACATGGACAGCTACCGGGTAGAGGCCAAAGCGGCGCTGAAGATGGCGATGGACGACGCAGATGCCACCGTCGAGCCTGTGCCGCCGGGCGGCGGGGGGGGCAAGCTGGAGCCCGAGATCGACAAGCTCTCGAACATCGTGCGCGAATTCAACGACCTGTTCGGCAACATCGAATGGAAGGACGAAGACAAGATCCGCAAGGTCATCACCGAGGAAATCCCGGCGCGGGTGGCGCAGGACAAGGCCTACCAGAACGCGCAGGCGAACTCCGACAAGCAAAACGCTCGCCTTGAGCACGACAAGGCGCTCAACCGGGTGGTGTTGGAGCTGCTGTCCGACCACACGGAGCTGTTCAAGCAGTTCAGCGACAACCCCAACTTCAAGCGCTGGCTGACGGACATGGTGTTCGATGCGACCTACCAGCCGGGCACGGTGCCGCCGAAAGCGCCGCCGCAGATGGGCGCGGGCGTATGACGCGGGGAGAACGGGGATGAAACTGAATTTGATGCAGGTGGTTGTCGACTACCTGAAGGCGCGCCCAGACGAAAAGTTCACCGCCCGACAGATTGCCGAGTGGATTGTTGCCACCTACCCGCAGGAATGCCAAGCCAAGAAGGCGCGGAGCAAGTCGTTGCAGACGGATGCCGATTTGCTGCAGCAGATCGTGGCGGAGATCGGTGCCCATCATCGCGATCTGCAGCGCAAGCACCCGGAGCTGAAGACCACCGAGGGCCGGCCCCGGCGCTATTACTACTCGCAACTGTCCGACAGCGATGAGGTGGCCGTTGCCGAGCGCGAGGAGATGACGCCCGCAGCCGGTTCGAGCCGCCCGAAGCTCGACGAGCGGGCGCTGTATCCGCTGCTGTCGCAGTACCTGTGGGAAGAGTTCGGCGTGTTCTCCAAGCGCATCGACGAAAAGCGCTCGTCGAACAAGCGCGGGCCGAACGGCAACCGCTGGCTTTACCCGGACGTGGTGGGTATGGAGGACTTGGGCAAGGAGTGGCACCGCGAAGTGCGCGACTGCGTGACGCAGTATTCCGACAAGCGCACCAAGCTGTGGTCGTTCGAGGTCAAGCTGCTGATCAACCGTTCGAATGTGCGCGAGTGCTTCTTTCAGGCCGTATCGAACTCGTCGTGGGCCAATTTCGGCTATCTGGTCGCTGCGGAAATCGGCGGCACCGATACGCTGAAAGAACTGCGGATGCTTTTTGCCGCCCACGGCATCGGCTTCATCAAGCTGGACGTGGAAAACCCCGCCGACAGTCAGGTGCTGATTCCAGCCCGCGAGCGTGACGAAATCGATTGGGACATGGTCAATCGGCTGGCCACGGAGAATCGGGATTTTCTGGACTACGTGAAGCTGGTGAAGCAGTTCTACCAAACCGGCGAAGCTCGTCCGGCTGACTGGGACGTTCCGGAACTGGACGATTGACCACCTATTCCAGGTGGCCGATGACGTCGAGACGTTCGTCGCCGCGCTGAAATGCACCGAACCAACCATCGCGCGAGTCTGCGCGGGTGCGGCTCACCAACAGCGTGAATCCCTCGCAGCCTCGTGCCTTGGCGGTGGCGAAGTCGGTGGTGTCGAATTTGGCTTCGCGCGCCAGGGTTGTGGCCACCGACTTCATGGCCGATTCGAACAGATCGAGCAGATGGTCTTGCAGGCGGGCGTCGATGTTGCGCGAGGTCACGTCGTCGATGACGGCGTGCTTGAATCGATTACTCATGGTCAATGCTCCGTGATGGGTACGGATGTCATGAACGCGCTGTTCGGCAGCGAAGCCAAGCTCTTTCCCGTGCATCTGCAATCAAGCGTTGCGAAGCAGCCAAGCGGCCTCTGCCTCCCGCCGCGTGACGAGTCCCGGCAGTACCTTTCCGCCGCCGTAGACCCAGCGGCGTAGCTCCGTTGCGGCGGCAGCCCAGTCTCGCTGGTTGACCCGCCGCCGCAGCGTCGACGTCTGCAGCCGTCCCGCGCCGAGGTTGAAGGTGAAGTCGACGATGGCAGCCAGCCGCCCCTCGGGCCCGGTCGCCAGTACCGGGCAGTAGCGCAACGTCGCAGCAAGCGCGATCCTCAGGTCTTCCGCCAGGTAGCGCTCCGCCTCGGCCTCCGTGATCGGCGGATGCTTCGGATCGCAGAGATGGCCGTAACCAATCGTCCAGTATCCCGCCGGACAGACGTAAGGATGCGCGCGGCCGGGGTCGTGCTTGGGCACGCGATGGAAGCCCTCGAAGCGCTTGGCTAGTTCAATCGCCTGCGGCGGGACGCGGATCACACGTGCTTCCATCTCTCCCTCCGCTTGATGAGGCCAATGGCCGAAGGCGATACGCGGAAACGGCTGGCAAGCTCACGGTAGAGACTGTCATCGGCACGAATCGCCTCGATGTCCTGCCGTGTCAGGCGGGAAGCGCCGTTGCGTTCGCCTGTGTTCCTTGCAGCTCGCCCCTTGGCGACCATGTCGGCAGCGTTGTCTTTCGCCGTGCCGAGAAACAGGTGCCCTGGTCGAACACATCTCCGGTTGTCGCAGCGATGACAGACTTGCAGTCCATCCGGGATTGGCCCATGCGCCAACTCGTAGGCCACCCGATGCGCACGCAGCTGTGCGCCGTCCTTGAGTTTGATGAGCCCGTAGCCTTGTGGATGCCGAGCTCCCGTCCATATCCAACAGCCGGTGTTCGAGTCGAAGGCGAATTTCGCCAAGAAGCGCGAGCGCAGCGGCGTCTCGGGTCTGCCGGTGTGCGCCATCACACCGCCCCTCGGGATTTTTCGAGGGTCCTGTTCAGGAACCAGTAGTTCAGGATGCCAGCAAGCAAGGCCTGGTCCGCTTCCGTCCACGCAGCGATGAGCGCCGGCCCGAATCCCAGCCCCGTCTGCACCGAGCCGACGAAGGTCGAGAGCTTCACCCCGGCATACATCAACACGAAGAGATAGGTGACCACCGGCCTGACCGTTGTGGAAAGCGCATCGGCCCACTTCACGCCTGAGGGACGCCCTTGTGCTGCGACGGCCTCGCGCAAGGCTTCAATCGCGCCGCTGTTCCACGCGGCATCTGCGCTCGCTCCAATTTCAGCCATCCGCTGGGCGCCGCGCAGCTTCTCGAACTCCAGCGCCTTGTCCTGCATCGCGAGTTCATGGCTGCGCTCGCCCTTGCGGTCCAGCCATTTCAGGACCTCGGGCGCCAGACGAAACGCCCCGCCGAGCAGCCCACCGAGCAAGGTCTCGATCATTGGCTGCCTCCCATCAGCTTCAGCTTGATGGCGGCTCCCACCAGCAGCGCGGCCAGAATCCCGGTCGTGATGACCTTGACGGCGGTCTGCCACGCCGTTCGGCGGGCATCGCGCCAGGCTTCGAGCAAGTCGCGCAGCTCGCGGATGTCCTTGGCGGCACTGCCGTTTTCCAGGCCGAGATGGGACAGGACACGCTCGGCCCCACGCTCGGCGGCACGATCCAGCAGTTCGTCGAAGTCCTCGCGGCGCAGAAGCAGCATGTTCTCGACGAGCACGGGCGGTTGTGCGGGTTCGGTCATGGCAGGTCTCCAGAAATGCGAAACCCGCCTGATGCTCGTCGCACCAAGGCGGGTCCAGGGGTGACGGATCGGTGTGAGGGTCAGATGGCGATGCCAGCGCTCCAGCCGGTGGGCTTGAAGACGGCGAGCTTGGCCTCGTCCTCGATGTAGCAAAGCCAGCCGACCTGGGGCACGTGGTACTCCCAGGCACCTCCAATGCGCACCGCGATCTGGTCGGCCTTGCCGGCCCAGGCGCCGGTGGCGCCGGCCGGTACGATGTAGCGATTGCCCTCGGCGGGGCTCGCCGGCGGGGTGGCCAGGTCGCGGTCCTTCACGGACAGGCCGACGATGGCGCCCAGGCGCTTGAGGTTGGCGTCCATGCCGGTGTGCCAGCCGGACTCGCCCAGCGTCCAGCCGTAGGCAAGGCCCAGGTTCGGATCGGTCGATGGCATGGTCTATCTCCAGGGATTCGTGGCTTGGTCGATCGTTTGCCGGATACGCCGCACGACAGTCGGGTCTGCGGTGCGATGGACTTGCCGTGGGTGCTGCCGCCAGCGCCGCCCGACGATGGGCAGGTGCAGCACGCCGCCGCTCTGGGCCACCAGCCGGGTCAACAGCCAGTCGGCCATGGGGTGGATGTCGGTGGTGACGGCGAGCACGGCCTCGACCGCAGCGCGGCGCATCACGATCAGGCCGTGCACATGGCTGGCCGAGTGGGCGTGCTGGAAGGCGCTGTAGGCCAGTCGCCGCACGCCGACGTCTCGGCCTTGCTCGTCCATCAGCGCCTCGTCGGTATAGGCCAGCACCGCCGAGGGACACGCATCGAGCGCATCGGCCAACTGCGTGAAGGCGCTGGCCTCATAGAGATCGTCGGGATCGACGAAGGACAGCAGCGACAAATTCCCTCGCCGGTAGCCAGCTGCGCGCGCCTCACCGATCCGACCCGGAATGCCCGGCAGCACGTGCAGACGGATCGGCGCGCCTTCGAGGCTGGCAAGACATGCTTCGCGCCACGCAGCCGGCTCATCGAGCGTGAGCATGTGCACGTCGATGCGCGGCTGGGGATGCAGGTCGATGGGCGACTCCATCACACCCCGCCCCAGAACTGCCCCCAGCGCAGGCCGTAGCCGGCGCGCTCGGTGGTGCGCGTTTGCGCCTGCCAGCTGCTCAAGCCGTCGCGCTCGGCCTCGATCTCGACGGTGACGGTATCGCCCGCAGGGCCAGCGTCGGTCGCGCTGCTGGCCACGCCCCAGGTCCAGGTGGTGCCGGAGAGGCCGCTTTGGGTGCGCACGAGGGTGCCGTTGCGGTCGCGTAGGCGCACGGTGTAGGTGGTGCCGGGCTCGGGGCCGATGTCGCCCTCGTCCTGCTGGACCAGGTAGGCGGTCTGCTGGGTGCGGTCGCGGTGCGCCCAGGTGAGGGTCAGGTCGCCGGCGGCCACGGCGGGCTCGCGCTGGCCGTTGATCCGGATGCGCCCCGGCGGGTACGGCCGCGCCTGGCGGCCGGTCAGCACCAGCGGCTGGCCGTTGGCGGCGAGCACGGCATCGCCCTGGTCGGTGGAGGTGCGCGGAATGGCCGCGACAAACACAGATTCGCCAGGAGCGCGCTCGGTGGTCTCGGCGGCGAGCCATTCGCCCACGCCGATGAGCCGCGTGCCGGCGGCGTGCGCCTGCGGCGTGGTGTCGAGCACCCCGCGGGCGAGATCGACCGTGCCCGCGTTGGCGTCGAAGGCGAGGATCGCCACGGCTTCCCGGATCTGGCCGGTGGCATCGACCAGGTAGGCGTAGTCGCCCACGGCCAGGCGCTGCGGCTGGCTGACAGCGGTCACCGGCACGCCGATGGCATCGGCTTCGCTCACCGGCAGTGCGGCATCGAGCGTGAGCAGCGGCGCATAGTCCTCCCCAACCACGGGCGCGAGATCGCCGCTGGCGGCCCCGGTCGCCAGTTGCCAGTTCAACTGCCCGGTACCACCGGCGACGGCCAGCGCGCCGACGTAGGTGTCGGTGTCGGTCAGGTAGTCCAGCTCGGCACGGTTCAAGCGCCGGGCCAGTTCCCAGTACGGCACCTCGACGGCCAGCACCAGGGCCGGGGGCAGCGCGTCCAGCGGCGGCTCCTCGACGGGCGGCGGCGGGGGCGAGAGCACGGTGTTGCTCATCCCGAACACATCTTCCACCGCCTCGATGCGCCATTCGGCCGCGCCCAGGGCGCCGGTGTCGATGCCGGTCACGCGCACCACCATGCGCTCGATGCCGAGGCGCGGCCAGTGCAGCAGGAACACATCGCCCGGCAAGGGCGGGCGCTCCAGCGCAGTCGGGGCGATGGTGAGCGTCATGCGCGCCAGCGGCGAGCCCAGCGCGCGCAGGTCGCGCAGCGCGAGCCTGGCGGCCAGCGGCCCGTAATTGACGCCGGGATAGTCGCGGCGCTGGTTGATCACGCCGCCCTGAAGCTGGATCGCGGCCAGGTTCTCGACCGTGACCGTGGCCTCTTTGCCAGTGGCCCAGTCGGTGTAGACCACGGTGATCTCGTTGGGCAGTTCCCCCCACTGCGCGCGCTCGAAGCGCTCCATGCGCACGATCTCATCCGGACCCAGCTGCGGCAGGCTGTCGATCCAGTAGTCGTCGCGCAGCAGTTTCAGCTCGAACGTGCCTTGCTCCGGGTCGATGTAGAGGATGCCGCCGATGTGGTCGAGCACCTGCGCGATGAAGGCCTCGATGGGCTGCTGGCGCGTCCAGATCAAGTTGAGTCCGAAGCCTTCGCTCGACAGGGCCCACGCTGCGTTCCAGAAACTCCCGCCGATGCTGCTCTGCGGATAGCCCATGCCCCAGTGCGGGTCGGTCAGGCACTGCACCAGGATGTGGGCCGGGTTCATGCCGACGCTGATCTCGCGTCCTTCGTCCTCATCCCAGGTGCGAACTTCGGCGTTCCACTCCATCCACGGCGCATTGAACCACCCCGCCGTGAAGCGCCGCACGCGCACGGCCCACGGCTTGATATACGGGTTGTTGGCCGCGAAGAGGATCTTGCGTGCCACCAAGGACAGCACGCCACGAAAGGCCGGAATGGAGGGCCCTAGGCGGCTCATCAGGTAGTCGTTGCGGCCTTGTCCGGCATGGCCAGACAACACATCGATGGTGCCGACCACACCGCCTTCGCGCTCGTCGCCGCCAAACAGCGTGGGCTTGTCGATCCAGAGACTGGCGAGCCCGTGGCCGCTTGCCAGCGGCGCGCGGTCGGCATCACCCCACGCGGTACGGTCGCCCATCTGGATTTCCTGCACCGCATCCACCGGCCCCTGGCACAGCACCAGGTGCAGGCCCATGCGGTAGCGGTAGCCGACGGTTTGCTTCTTGCTGCGGCCACCCATCAGCTTTGCTCCCGTTGGCTGGGTCGATGGCTGGCGTGCTCGACCACGCGAAGCGCCATCGCATCACCCGTGGCCAGCAGCACCTCCGCAGTGATGCCATCGCGGAGGAAGGCGCGAAAGTCCAGTCCATGCCGCGCAAACCACGCGCGCGTGCCGTGCACGCACAGACCCGCGGCGCGCACATCATCGATGGTGACGATCACCTCGCCGCTCATTTCTTGCCGCCTTTCTTCTTGATCGGCTCGGCCTCCAGATCGCCGTACCACACGACGTTGGCGCCCCGGATGAGCACCGTGCCGAACACGACCGGGATGGGTCGGCCTTCCTCGGCGGTGGGGGCATCGACGTCGGACAGCGACGCAGGTTTGGGTTCGGGCGGTTTCGGCGCGAGGGCGGCCGAGACCACGGCTGCCACCACGATGACGACGAGGTACCACATGGCGCGGTCTCCAGGGATTCAGAACACGCCCGTCGAGAACGGGTTTTTGCTCGGGATGGCGGGGAATCCGCCGTAGTTGTGGCTTCGGCCGCCGCTGCGCGGCTTCACGTCGGCTGCGCCGACATGAGCCTTCGCCGAAACGCTGCGTTTTGGGATCAGAAGATCGGCGTGCCGCTGAATGGGTTTTTCGTTGGAATGAACGGGAAGCCACCGAAGTTTTCGAGGTTGCCGAAGCGCGACTCGCACGTGGCCGTGCTGTGATCGCAGCCGACCGTCAGCAGAACCTCGGTACCGGCTTCAATGGCGACCGGATAGAGCAACTCGACGCCGCCACCGTAGTCATTGACGATCATGTGGCGCGCACCTTCCGGTGTTTGCAGCCAGCCGCCGGCCAGGCCGCCACTGACGCTGCCGGGCACACCGCCATCGAGATCGACGCTGCGGCCCGTGCTGTTGCTCACGATGGCGCTGGCCGTGATCGGTGAGGCACCGCAGGCCGCCGAATACAGCACATGAGAACACGTGCGGCTGTAGAGCCGCCGCAAGCCGATGCGCTTGAGGCTCACCTGCGCGGACTCGCAGCGCACGCGTGCCCCATCGTCGGCGACTTCGACGCCCAGCACCCGCCCCATCCAGCGCGTGCCCGACACCCACCAGTAGTCGCCCCAGGTGCCACGCCGGGCGATGCGCAGGGTGATCGAGGTGGCCTCCCCGGTCAGCGAAGCCGCCAGCAGATGGCGCACCAGATCGCAGGTCGGTGGCAGCTTGAGTTCCAGTGCGGATTTGGCGGCCTCGGCGCCCAGCGCCAGCGCGTTGCGCTCGATGGGCGTGCTCACGTACACCGTACCGTCGAGATCGACGTCGAACTCGTGCGGCGTCAGGTGGAACTGCGCGCTGGTGCTGGCGAAGGCGTAGAGCTCGAGTTCGGAAAGTGTCGTTTCGCTCATGGTCAGTAACCGACATAGAGGACGCGGTCATTGCCGCGTGGCTCCGGCAGTTGACGCGCGGTGATGGCAATCTCGACCAGCGTGGGGGTGTGCCAGTGCAACTCGACGGCGTCGTGGTCGAGGCGGCAGCGTGCAAGCCGCACCACGCGGCTGCCGGCAGGCGCCGGCGCGTCCAGCCCCGAGCGCAGCACCAGCACGCCGCCCTGATCGCGGTGGCAGGTCGCGGTCAGCGCGTGCTGCCGGCTGCCGTCCGGGTACAGGATCAGCACGCCCGCCGGGCGGTGCCAGAAGGCCGAGATCTCCTCGCCCGTCACCCGCAGGAAACCGTCCTCCGGATCGGCCTCTGCCGTCACCCGCAGCACCGGCGCCAGCCCATCGGGCAGCCAGAAGGACGCAAGGCGGCCTTGCGTGCGCCACAGCCGCGCCCGCCAGCGTTCGATCTCCTCTGCGCCGGCCGCCAGATAGCGCCGCTGGAAGGTCGTCGCCGGCCACGGGTCGTCGCGGCGCACCCACGGATCGGCGGGGGAGAGGTCCTGGCGCGTGATCGTCGCCTGCGCGGTGGCGGCCGGATCCTCGCGCCAGTTCCCGTCGGGCCAGACCGGCAGGCCGTCGAGCCAGGGGTCGCCCAGGAAATCCGGGTCGGGCGGCGGCGCGGGCTGAAGCTGGGCGTGGACGCTGCCGCCCGCCATGCCCGGTACCCACTGGGTGAGATCCGCCGGCTCGAGGGCCTTGCCCCACACCAGGGGCATGACGGTGCTGCCCACGGCTGCGGCGCGCGCCAAGGGCTGCGTGAGCCACAGCAGATCGCTTTCCACATCGCTGAGTTGGGCGATCTGCCAGCCGTCAAGAGCGATGATCAGGATCCAGCGCTCGTCGCCGTCCCAGCCTCGCACGCCGTAGAAGCGCAGGCGCAGATCAGCCGCCAGCGGCCCGAAGCGGGCGGCGTCCGTGGCGGTGACGGGCAGCGCCTCCGCTCCGCGCGCACAGGCGGCGGTCAACGGCACCGCGTACTGCGGCAGCGGCCACAGCGCCTTTTGACCGAGATGGTCGGCCAGCCAGTCGGCCACCAGGGCATCGGCCTGCCGGGCGTGGCCAACCTGGTAGGTGAGCAGCCGCCGAGGCACGCGGCGGAGAGCGTGGCGCGATTCGTTGCCACTGGCCAGCCGCGTGACGGCCGTCTGCCATTCCAAGCGTTCGACCAAAGGCTCGGCCCAGTCGTGGCGGAAGGCAAACACGCCGCGCGGGGCGTCCGGCCAAGGCTGGTCGCCAAAGACCTCCATGCCGGTGGCAACAAGGGCGCTCGATGCCGTATCCCGGCGCAACACTTCGATCCACAACGCCGGCGCCTCGATGGGCGGCCAGGAGCCGGCCAAGGATTCCGCCAGCAGGCGGGCCGCAAGACCAGGCGGAAGCGGGGATGAAGCCGTCTCTGGCGAGAGTGTGGTGACGCCCGCGCCGAAACTCGCGCGGGAAATGACCTCGCCCTGCAAGGCGGCCAGCCCGCTGCCAGGCACTGGCGCGCTGCCCAGCTCCGAGATCTGCTCGGCGACGAGGCGCTCGGTCATGCCGACTCCACGCCGAACTCGGCGGCATTGAAGGCGGCTTCCGTCCACTGCACGTTGCCGTTCGGGTTGCGCTCGATGAGCGCCGTGTGCCAGGCCAGTTGCTCTTGCAGGACGATGTCGGTGCTGACGGCGCTTTGCGCACCACTGACCACCAGCCCCTTGACCTTGCCTGAGCCCGCGTCGGTCTTGCGCGCCAGCATCGTCACCTGCACACCGTGGATCGCCGGGCTGCTCATGGCCGGCAGCGGCGCGACATCGAAGCTCTGGCGCAGGCCGGCCGTGGCCGCACGGATGCCGGTTGCCTCGTCGCCGTCGCTCACCGCCTGCCAGGCCGATGCCGCGCCTTCGACCGTCCACTGGTTGAGTGCCCCGTCGGCCTGGGGTTGGAGCGCATCGACCCGCACATCGCCCAGGAAGGTGGTGTTGAGCGTGCCGGAGGTGTCGGCCAGATAGAGGTCGTCCACATCGACCGTGACCGGGCATGGCTCACCCGGCACGGCGCCGACGAACGCAGTGAGCAACGGCCCTCCGCCTTGCAGCGTGTTCTGCGCGGTGAGCTGGATGGCGAGGATGCCGTTGACGCGCACGTCGAGCGTTCCGCTGCCGGTTCCCTGCACGACTTTCAGCTCGACGTAATGCCAGCCGCGCGCTGGGGCGGTCACCAGCGAGGTCGAGAGCAGCGTGTCATAGCCGGACTGCCGGCGGTAGAGCTTGAGTCGCCCGTCCTCGCCGATCTTGACCAAGTGCGTTATCTGTGCCGACGCATCGCGTACACCCAGCAGCACCGGCTCGAAGCCGGTGTTCTCGAAAGGCGCCACGCGGATGGCCGCGCCGACGATCAGGCTGGTCTTGGTCGCATCGAGGTTCTTCACATACCCGCCGCCGCTGCCTGCCGGCAGACGCAAGGCGTAGGACGAGGGCCGCCGGCCGGGGATGCGCGTGGCCTGCGGCGAGAGATACGCCGCCTTGCCGCGCGCCAGCCACGGATCGCCGAAGGCGTCCAGTGTCTGCGGGTCGTAGTGGTCGAAGCCGTCGATGAAGAGCAAGGCCATGGCTTATCCCTGGAGGGCAGCGCGCACCGCGCGCGCGTTGCGCCCGATGATGTTGAGGATCACCCGCTCGCCGGCGGGCGTTTGCAGGTGGTCGTGGGTGACGCCCGGATCGATGGCGTTGACGATGCGCACCGACTGGCTTACCTGCGGCTGCGCGGGCGGCACGTTCACCTGCGGTACCAGGCCGCCGGCGGCGAAGGCCAGGCGCTGCCCGTCCCAGGTCGGCGGGGTGCGCAGGCCGTTGATCGCATCCAGGAACGCCACGCCCACGCGCTGCACGGCCGCCGTGCGCACCACGTACTCGCCGGCGGACAGCCGCGCCGGGATGGAATCTGAGGTCGAAGTGCCGGGGCCGGTGACGTAGCCGCCGGCGGCGAACTTCTTGATGTTGCCCAAGAGCGCCATGACGGCGGCCACCATCGCCACCATCGCGGCGATGGCTAGCCCCGGGCCGACCACCGGAATCGCCGCCTGCGAGGCCGCCGCCCCGGATCCGGCTTCGGCGGCGTTGGCGCTGACCTTGGCGGCGGCTTCCGCCTGCTTGGTGGCCACCGACTGCGCGGCCGCGGCGTTCTCGGCAGCCTGCTCCTGCTGGAGCAAGCCCAGCTTGATGGCGAGCATGCGCGCCTGCATCGCCACCCACTGCTGGAAGGGCTTGAGCACCATCTCTTGCAAGAAGGCGTCCGCGATGCTGCGGAAGATGTTGGAGAGCGCCTCGCGCAGGGATTGCGCGCCGCTGACGATCCCCTGCACGGCCTGCCCGAACGCCTCGCCGATGCGGTTCCACACCGGGGCGAGTTCATCGGTGACCAGCCGCGTGCGCGTAAGCTCGTTGCGCCATGCCGCCACGCGCAGCACGGCTTCCGGCCCGATGGCCTGCGCGGCCTGCTCCATCGCGGGCAGCAGGCGCGCCATCTCGGCGGCGGAGTCGCGCTGCAAGGCCACGATCTGCTGCCGCGCCTGGGCTTCGGTGAGCAGCCCGGCCTGCTGCTGGATCTGGATGCCCTCCTGCGCGTTGCGCAGCCGCTCGGTGACCTGCCGCCACTGCGCTTCGAGCGCCTCGAGGTTGGCCTGCGCGGCCTTGACGTCGATCAGCCGGTCGATGAGCGAAACGCCGTCGGCATCGCTCTCGGCCAGCAGGCGCGCGCGCAGATCGCGGTAGCCGCGCTCGATCGCGGCGCGCCGGTCCTGCGCCGTGTCGGTGCCGGTGAGCCTGGCCAGTTCCTCGCGCGCGGCGGCCAGCGCATCGGCCAGCTCGCGCTCGGCCTTGGCCGCGGCGCGGGCGTTGCTCTGCTCGACGTCGGCGCGCTTGTTGTTGAGCGCGATCAGCTCGGCCTCGAGCCTGGCGACCTCGGCCTTGCCGCGCAGGCGCTCCTCCTCGCTCTTGCCGCCGGATGCCAGCTGCCGGCTGCGTGCCAGCGCCTGCTGCGTGCGGGCGATCTCGGCGTCGATCTCCTGCTGCTCCAGCGCGGTCTTGCGTGCGTAGTAGTCGCGCAGGGAAACGAGCCGGTCTTCGAGCGCGGCGTCGAGCGCGGTTTGTTGGCGGCGCAAGCCGTCTTTGAGCAGGGTGAACTCGGCGTCGAGCCGGGCCTGCATCCACGCAGCCCGGGCGCTCGCCGTGTCGCGGGTCTTGCCCGGAGCCGTGAGCCGTTGCAGCAACGCCGGGTCGGCCTGCACCTTGGGCGCCTGCACCTCGATGGGCTTGGGGTCGAACAGGCTGTCCCGGAACTCGGCCAGCTCATCGAGTCGTTTGATCAGGCTGCCTTTGAGGTCGCCGATGATGGCCTTGGCCCCGGCGGTGTTGCCGCGCAGGGCCTCGACCGCCGCGGCCATGCCGGCGCCGATCGCCTCACCCAGGGCGACGAAGGCCTTGCCGACGGTGGCCGCCCCGAGCGCCAGGGTCTTGAGCACCAGCACGATGCCGTCCAGGATCGCGCGCAAGGTCCCGCCCTGCTTGGCCGACTCGACCATGCCGCCCGCCATCTCGTTCATCGCCGGCAGGAAGGCCTCGATCACCCGGTTGGCGATGCTGGTGGTGGCGAGCTTGACCTTGGCCAAGGCGTCGTTGAACGCCTCGGCCTGCGCGGCGGTGTCGCCGCCGATCTGCACGCCCAGCGCTTGCATCTCGCCGGTCAATGCCGCGATGCCTTCGCGCCCCTGGTTCAGGAAGGGGATGAGTTCGGAGCCGCTCTTGCCGAACAACTGCACCGCCAGCGCCGACTTCTGCGCGCCGTCGGGCATGGCCTGGAAACGATCGGCCAGATCGAGCAGCACCGCGTCGGTCGCGCGAAGCCGGCCGTCCTGGTCCTGGAACGCCACGCCGAGTGCCGCAAAGCGCCGGGCGGACTCCTCCGAGCCCGTGGCCGCCTCGAGCATCGCGGTGGCGAGCTTCTTGAGCCCGGTCTCGAAGGTCTGCGCCGAGACACCGGACAGTTCCGCCGCCGGCACCAGGGTGGAGAGCGACTCCACCGTGATGCCCACGCGCTGCGAGAGCTTGTTGAGCGCATCGGCCGACTCCAGCGCCGACTTGACCATGGCCCCGAGGCCCGCGGCCGACAGGGCCACTCCGAGCCCGGCGAGTACGCCGTTGACGCTGCGGGCGGCATCAGCCAAGCCGCCCAGGCCCCGCTTGACCGCGTCGAAGGCACCGCGCGTCTCGTCGACGGCGCGGATGAGGATTTGGGCGCGGTTGCTTGCCATCAGACTTTGTCCAGTTCTTGTTGAATCGCCCGCGCCAGTGCCGGCAACGCCCGTTGCACCCCGGCGGCGAGGTCCAAGCGGCGCTTCAGATCCACCCGCCGCACCAGCACGGCGATCGGGATCTCCTGGCCGCGCTGCAGGCGCTTGACGCCGCTGCGCTCGCGCTCGGCGCGCTTGAAGCGGCCAAGCTGCGCGGCGTTCTCCCGGATGTTCTCGGCCATCAGCAGCACGCGCCCGTTCTTCTCGACGAAGAAGGCGTTGCCCGAGCGCATCAGGCCGTCGATGACCTGACGGAAGCGCTTGGGGCCGATCCGTCCCGGCAGCAGCGGGATCAGCAGATTGCCGCTCACGGTGCCGCCCTGGGTGTGGATGCCCAGCCAGGGGATGCGGCTGCCCACCCACAGCGCGGGCAGCCGCTCGGGCTTCTTGTCGAACACCTTGGCTTGCAGCGAGGCGACGAAGCTCGCGCGCCGCACCTCGAAGGCGCTGCGCATCTGGGCGCGGGCGGCCTCGCGCACCTCGCGGCCGCCTACCGCCATCCCCTTGGCCACCGCCGCGTGGATCGCCCGCCGGCGTTCCGCGCTCCAGGCCGAGAGCCGACTCGGATCGAGCAGTCCGGAGGTGGCCAGCGTCAGTTTCATGGCCGCACGTCCTCCCACAACTCGCGCTGCAGCCGCTCGATGGCCGAGCGGTCGCCCTGGGCCGCCACCGCGTGCAAGGCCAGCCGCAAGGCGTGCTGCCGGCGCTCCTGTCGCTCGTGGGCGGCCAGCAAGCCGCGCACTTGCGTGAGCGTGTAGCCCATCACCTCGGCGTGGCGGTGGCCGGCGGCGACGAGCCGGGCGACGGCATCGTCCCAGCCGAGAGGATCGGCGCCAGCCGCTGCGCCGCGCCCTGGATCGCCGGCGCCACCCGCCGCACGAAAAAATCCGCGTTCACCTCGAACACTGCTGCCGCGAGCGTCACGGCCTCCTCCAGCGACAGATCGTTCACCCACGCCCGCTCGCGCCGGGTGGTGATGGCCAGCAGCTCCAGCACGGCCTCGCCATGTCGGGCCAAGAGGTCGAACCAATCCGGCTCGGCCGAGAGATCGGCGGCGAGGGGCCGCACCGCGGCCAGCAGTCGCGGCAACTCGCCCAGCCGGATCGGCGTCAGTTCCAGCGCGGTGCCGGCCACCGTGACCACCCTGGGCACGGGCGGGAAGGTCTGGAAGTCGGCCTTTTCATCGGTCATCGCCCTCTCCTTACAACAGCACCAGGCGGCCGAACTGGCCGAGATCGCCGCCGACCGGCTTGGTGAGGTCCGCCAGCACCTGGCCGGAGAGTTCGAACTTGAGCAGCTCGTCGGTGATGATGGACAGCTCCTTGGCCGGGTTGATGGCCACGCGGTACAGATCGATCACCACCTCGCGGTTGCCATCGGCGGTGTTGAGGCCCTCGAAGCGGATCCAGCGCTCGGGCAAGGCTTGCGTGAACATGGCCGTGTGGCTGGCCGCACCAAACGCATAGTCCACCGTGAAGGGCTCGGTGTACGGGCCGCCGGTGGTGGCATCCAGGATCACCAGCGACCCGTGCTTGGCGTTGACGCTGTACTGGCTGGCCGGCAGCGTCTTGGGCGGGCTGTCCGAGTCCTGCACCTGCACCGCCGAGACGTTTTGCATCGTGAGCGGATAGAGGTGCCCCGGCGTGACCGGGTTGGGCAAGGCTTCGCCGGTGACCGTGCCTGGCGTGACTTGAGTGCTGTGCCCGTAGAGCGCCAGCGCCAGGTTGGTCGGGATGAGTTCTTCCAGCGTGCAGGCGAACTCGCCCTTCTTGGTCTTGATGAGCTGCAGGTCGGTCAGGCGCTGGCCGGACTGCGCCTCCTGGTGCTCGATGGTGTCCACCGACAGCGACACCTTCAGTTCCGGCACGTTGCCGACGAAGGTGAGGCCGGCCGGATTGCCGGCCGAGTCGCGCGCGCCGATGTAGACGCGTCCCTGTCCAGAGAAGTAGGCCATGGTCAGTCTCCCGTGGGGGTGTGCGTGGATGGGGTCCCGACGGCGGAACCGTCACGGCGCGAGGGTTTGAGGGATGGGGTCGAGGACTCCGGCGTGACGAGCCGGGCCACGCCCTGGGCGATCAGCCAGCGGGCGCTGGCCTCGTGGATGTCGAGGCGCTCACCCACAGCGAGGCGCTTGCCTGCGTGGGTATGGGGTTTCAGTAGCTCGATGGAGAGATTTGGCATAAGGGGTTCATCCTGTTTGGGTGAGGTCGAGGGCGTGGGTGCGGTAGCGGATCTCGTAGCGCGCCGGCAGCATCACCGTGCCGGCATCGAGGTCGTCGGCGTCCCAGTCGGCGTCGAGCTCGCGCACCGCGAGCGCCAGGCCGCCCAGGTTCGGGTCCGCGAGCACGGCGGCGTGGGCGGCGACGATCAGCCGGTCGGCCGCGTCGAAGGCGTCCGCGCCGCGCGCGAGCGCGACCAGGCGCACGGTGAGCGCCCGGTCCACCAGCCGGTTGGCGTGCGCGGTGAGGGCGTCGCCCTCGACGAAGACGAGCAAGGCAGGGCCGGCCTCGCGGGGCAGCGGTGTCGCCGGCTGGCGCAGCACGGGTGCCGGGGCCAGGGCCGCCGTGAGCCGATCGACGAGGGTGCGCAGCAGGCGCTCGCGCACCGAGTTCATGGCAGCCTCGCGAGCCTCGCCCGGCACTCGCGGCCGTCGCCGAGCGCCCTCACCTCGCGCACGCGGTAGGACTCGCCGGCGATGGTGACCACGTCGCCCAGTGCGAGATGGATGCGCGAGGCCGCGTATTCGAGCTCGAAGTCGCGCGCCAGCGCCAGGCCGTCGAGCACCGTCTCGTCCGGCGCACGGAACGCACAGTGCACGGTGGTGGTGCCCACCACGACGGGCGTCAAGAGCCCCGCGCGCTCGGCGGCGTCGTACAGATCCTCCACACGGACCATCGGACAGGCACCCTCAGACGGTCAGCTTCACCAGCACGCCGGGCCGGTGGCACATCGGCAGCGGGTTGCTCTGGGTGTGCAGATCGGTGCCGCGATCGAACTTGCGCGGCTCCTGCTTGGCGTAGAGCGGCTGGCCGAGGGTGCCCACCGTCTCGTTGAAGTCGGCCGGCGCGAAGTAGGTGGCGAAGGTGTCCACCGTGCCCAGCGGGAAGGCGTGGGCCTCGCCCGCGGCGATGAAGCGGCGCACCGTGCCATCCGGGCTGCTGGCCTGACCGCGGTACTCCTCGAAGGTGATGCCGGCGAAGACGAAGCCGGCGCGCACGTCGTTGATCAGGATCGCCCCCTGCTGCCAGTTCGTGTAGGCCTCCTTGACCGCCTTGTGGCCGGTGAGCGCCCGGAAGAACTCAGGCGAGCACAGGACGTGCACGCCGGTCATGAACTCGCCCTTCAGGTTCTCCTCGATGTGGGCCAGCACCTCATAGCAGTGGCCTTTGACGTCGCTGTTGGCATTGGCCAGGTCGAAGGCGATGACCGCCTGGCTCAGGTCGAACTCGTCGAACAGGTCGTAGATCGTGCTGCCGTCGGCGTCCAGGATCTGGCCCTTGAGCGCGCCCATGCGCAGGTGTTCGAGGGTGATCGCGTGCTTGTTGCGCATGGTCTCCAGGTGCCGCGCCAGCACGCCGGCCACGGCCTCCATTTCCGTCTCCGAGCCGAAGGCCCGGATGCCCTGGACCTCCTCGGGCAGCACCACGTCGTCGTGCGGGATGTGCGGGACGACGAAGGAACGCAGCCGGCGCTGGCCGCGTTCGCCCACCGTGCCGGGCGAGCCGGGCGGCCGGGTGGGCAGCAGGTTCAGGCGCCCGGCGTACTCCTCGATGACGACCTGGCGCGTGCGCACGGGCTTGGCCGGAAACAGGTTCAAGGCTTCCAGCCGCCCGTAGCGGTTGGGGATCAGGTTGATGGCCGCCGTGAGGCTGGCCATCGAGAAGCCGGGGGCATCGAAGGGGTTGAGCATGGAGGTCTCCAGATATGACAAACCCGCCAGGCGGCGGGTCGCTCGAAGGGTCGGGATCGGGTGTCGGTCAGGCGCTGTCGCGCACCAGGATGCCGCGCGCTTCCAGCTGGGCGATGGCGGCGGCCTTCTGCGCGGCCGTGATGCCTGCGGGCCAGACGAGCGCGCCTCGCGCGACGATGGCGTGGCGGGCGATCAGGATCGCGTCCTCACGGTCGATCAGCGTCGCATCGACCGCATTGCCCAGGACGCCTGCGGCCACTTCCGTGCCGTCGGCGGCGCTCGGGTCGAGGGCCTTGAGCTTGCCGGTGGCCGCCATGCGGCCGACCACGGCGCCCAGCGGCAGGTACTGCCCGGCGGCCACGGTCGAGCGCTCGCGCGAATACAGGTTTGGCGCCTCGTACTTCAGAAGGTCGCCGAGGGTGGGGGCTTGGGTGAGCGTGGGCATGGCTTACTCCCGGGTCACGAGTTTTTTGACGGCGGCGACCACCGGCGAGGCGGCCGGATCGGCGCCGGGGGCGCCCCAGTCCTGGGGGCCATGGGTCGAGCGCACGGCGGACTCCTTGCTGCGCTCAGCGCGCGCCTCGAGCAGGGCGCGGCGCACCTCGGCGTCGGTGCGGCCGGCGGCGATAAACTCAGCGGCCCTGTCGGGGACGCCGGCGATCAGGCACATCTCGACAATGGCCTGCGCGGATTGAGTCGCCTCACGGCGCGCTTCGGCCACCAGGGCGGCGGCCGCATCCGCGCCCAGGGGTTCGGGCGCAGCATCAGAGGGGGAATCGGTCATGGTGGAGGTTCCTCGCGGTAAGGTCGCCTTCCCGGTCGGGGCGTGGCGCGGCGGGGAAGACGGACGCCGCGCGGCAGCAAGATGTCGGTCGAACTCGGTGAGCACCGCGGGCAGCGCGGCCACGCCGTCGGCCAGATGTGCTTCGACGGCCTGCGGGCCGAAGAAGAGCGCGGCCTCGGTCGCGCGCACCACGTCCTCGTCGAGGCCGCGCATCGCCGCCACGTGCGCGACGAAGAGCGCGTGGAGCCGGTCCACCTCGGCCTGCAGCGCCGCGCGTGCGGCATCGGCCAGCGGCGCGTGCGGCGAGTAGTCGTTCTTGCGCGCGCCCGCGGTGATCGCGGTGTAGCGCAGGCCCTCTTGGGTGTCCTTGACCGACTGATCGACATGCAGCGCGATCACCCCGATCGAGCCCACGCCGCCGGTCTCGGTGACGAAGAGCCGCTGCGCGGCGCAGCCGATGGCGTAGGCCGCGGAGAAGGCGGCGTCGTTGGCCACGGCCCAGATGGGCTTCACGGCCGCCGCCTCGCGCACGCGGCGGGCAAGCTCGAAGCAGCCGCCGGTCTCGCCACCGGGCGAGTCGATGTCGAGCACGATGCCGGCCACCTGCGGATCTCCAAGTGCCGCCTCCAAGCGCGCACCGATCTCGGCGTAGCTCATCAGCCCCGAGGCGGCTTCCAGCCCCAGCGTGCGCTTGACCAGCGTGCCGTGGATCGGGATCACGGCGATCGAACGTTCCGGAAATGCCGCAGGGTTGGAAGCCTTCGGCAGTGGCGGCGCGAGTTCGACGTCCGGCGCGGCGAGATTCAGGCGGTCGGAGAGCACGGCCAGGATCAGGTCGAGCTTGGCGCGCTGCACGAGCAGGGGCGTGCTGAACAGGCGGGCGGCGAGGTGAGGCAGCATCGGTGTCAATCCTGAAAGTCGGTGTCGGGCGCAGGTGTCGGCACCGGCCTCGATGCTTGGTCGTGCCGCGGATCCGAGTCGAAGACCAGCCCGAGGTCGTCCGCTCGTGCGTTGTCCGCAGCGATCTCGCGGTCGATGTCCTCGGCGTCGTAGCCGTAGGCCGAGATCGCCTCCGAGCGGCTCATCAGCCCGGCGCGGATCGCGAGCTTCAAGGCGTTGAACTCCTTGAGCGGATCGACCCACTGCCAGCCCTGCGGGATCCACTTGGCAGCGAGGAACTCTCGGCGCCGGCGCGCAAAGCCCGGCAGCGACAGGGCACCTTCCAGCACCGCCTGCTCCATCCAGGCCCGCCACACCGGGCGACAGAGCTGATGCACGATCACCCCGTGCTGGATCGCTTCGCAGCGGCGGCGGAACTCCAAGAGCCCCGCACGGATGCTGGAGTAGTTCACCTGGGTGAGATCGCCGGTGAGCATCTCGTAGGTGATGCCCATGGCGGCGGCTACCGCCCGGAACTGCTGGCGCATGAACTCGCCGTAGCTCGAACCGACGTCCGCCGGCTGACTGAACTTGATGTCCTCGCCCGGCTCCAGGATCTGCAAGGTGCCGGGTTCCAGCCCGGCGAGTGCCACCCCCTGTGCATCGGGCAGCCCCTCGCCCATCAGGCTGTCCTCGGGGGCGAGCCGTGTGATGAAGCCGGCGAACATCGCCGCGGTCTTCTTGCGCACGAGCTCGGCGTCGTCGTACTGGTCGAGTTCGTTGAGCTTGACCAAGGCGCGGGCGAGCCAGGGCTCGCCGCGGATCTGTCCCGGTCGCAAGGGCCGAAACAGGTGGATCACCTCGTCTGCGGGCACGCGCACGGTGTCCAGCCCTCCTGCGGCAGCCCCCGTGCCTGACATCGGCGCAAGACTCCCGTCGCCCGGGTGCGAGCGGGTCAAGTGGTAGGCCACGCGCCGCCCGAGCCGGTCGAACTCGATGCCGGCGCGGATGACGTTCCCCGAGGGCAGATCGCGGTGGAGAGTCACCGGCAGGTGTTCTGGCTCGAGCACTTGCAGCTGCAGCCCCACGGGCAGACCATCCTCGGGGCGGCGCCAGCGCAGGCGCACCAGCGCCTCGCCGCCTTCGAGCATCGCGCGGCAGGCCAGCGCCTGCAGGCCGTAGAAGTCGGTCAAGCCCGCCGCGTCGGCCTCCTCCACCCAGTCCCACCACAGCGCGTGGATGGCCTCGCGCACGGCCGCATCCGTCACCATGCTCTGCGGCTTGATGCCGGTGCCGATGGCGTTGGCCACGAAGGCCTCGATGCCGGCGGCCGCCCAGGTGTTGCGCCGCGCGAGATCGCGGCTCTTGGCGCGCAGTTCGTGTTGCGTGTAGGCCAGCGCCGCGACCGCCCCGGGATTGCCGACCTGCCAGGCTAGGGCCCGGCGGCCGCCGCCCACGCCGTCGTAGGTGGGACTCGTGCCCAGCAGCCGGCGCTTGAGGGTGCTGAGCCAGCTTGCTGGCGTTTGTGAGGTGCGCCAGCCCATCACGTCCCCTTGGTCGTGTGAAGGCGGATCTGCCGCGGCGCGCCGGGCCATAGCCCCGTGGCCACGGCCTGCTCGAACAGATCGCGTTTCACCTGGCGAATCGCGGCCTGGAGCTCCTCGACGCTGCGGTACTCGACGGTCTTGTCGCCGAAGGTCACGCGCTTCTCGCCCTTGGCGAGTGCGGCTTCCAGCACATCGAGGTCGGCTTGGGTGTAGGCCATCAGCGGTAGACCACGAGGTTGATTTCGGTGGAGTCGGCAAAGGACCCGCCAGCGGTCGCGCACGCGATATCGACATGCTGGGCGGTCTTCTGGTCGGAGGTGGCGCGCACGACGGCGATGCGCTGCGTGCCGCTGTTGGTACTGCTGCGGGCCAGCGCCGTCCAGCAGTAATTCACGTCCGGCATCGGTGTGGCAAAGCTCACGCGGTAGCGGCCGGCTGCGGTGCGGGTGACGCTGGACACGTTGTGCGCGGCGCGCACGACGATCTGGTTGCCGACATGGCCGAAGCACACCCAGGCGCGGGCCAGCCCCGGATGGCTGGCATCGATCTTGGTCTGGACCTCGATGCCGATGCGGCTGGCCAAGGCGGCGATGCGCGAAGCCAGGCTCATCAGAGCAGCGCTCCTTCGAAGATCGCGACGAAGTCGGTCTCGGTGTCACCCACGTCGGCAGAGGCCACCGCGCCGATGTTGCTGCGTGCCTGCGCAGCTTCGGCCGCGGTGAGCGTCTGCGCCGCATCGAAGCGCACCCGGTTGTTCACCGCCGCCAGCAAGGCATCGAGGCCACTGGTGCCGTTTTGCAGCAGCTGCTGGATCTCCAGCAGGGTGTCATAGGCGGCATCCGCCCCGCCCAGAATCTCGGCTTTGAGCGCATCGAGCAGCGTGACGATCTTGCTCGACGAGTAGGTGCTGGTGGTGGCGACCTGGCTGTCGTCGATCGCGCCCGATGCCAGCACCGCGGCCTTGAGCTCGTTGATCGCCGCCACCAGGCTGGACTTGTCGGTGGTGGTGAGGTTGGCGAGATTGCCGGCCTTGGCGCGGACGTCGTTGAACTCCTGCGCGACGCGGATGACCAGGCTTTCGATGCGAGTGGCCAGACTCATGGGTTCTCCTTCGGGGTTCGGGACGGCCAGCGGGGATCAGCGCAGCCAGGGGCTGCGGATCACACGCCGGCCGGTGTTTCGGGTTGCAGAAACAGGAAGGCCACCGCGTGGGGTGGCCTCGTTGATGGATTCGGTGGTTGTTTCAAGGGCTGGCAGACTGTCCAGCCCCAGTTGCCGCTCCAGTTCGCGCCAGTGGCGTTCCTCGAAGCGGTCGAGCCCCGAGGCCGCAGCGGCGGCGCGGGCGTACACGTAGCAGTCCAGCGCTTCGTTGCGCTCGCGCACCTTCTGCCACTCCCGCACCGGAAAGCCATTCCTGTCGCGGCGGGTGATCAGTTGCTCGGCGCAGAGCTGCTGGATGAACTCGGCGTCGATCTTGGGCAGGTGGACGAAACCGGCCGGGTAGGTCACCGTCACGCCGTCGTCGGCCACCTCCGCGCTCTGGCGCAGGTGGTTGTAGAACTCTAACTTGGCGAGCCCCACCGCGACCGCATACACCTTGATGCCCCGGCGCAGCTTCTTGCCCGCCTGCGAGACATCGACCGCCGTCGGTGTGCCGATCAGGGCTGCGCCCCCCATCGAACCCGTCCGCACGCCCTTGACCGCCATCACCCGCGCGTCGCGGTAGGCGCGCACGAAGGCATAGGCCTCCTGGGTCGCAAAGCCGGTGTCCAGCGCCAAGCGGGCCAGCGGCATGGCCGCGCCCGAGGCATGGGTCCAGGTCTCGGCGAGCATCCCGCCCAGCGCCTTCCACACCGCATCCCGTGCGGTGTCGCCCATCAGCACCCGGTGCTCGATGAGCCAGGCCTCCTTGCCGCGCCCGAAGGCCCAGACCGAGACCTCGATGCGGTCCTTCTGCACGTCGGCGCCGGCGGTGAGCAGCAGGCCGCCTGCGGGAATGGTGCCGATGGCATAGTCCTCGCGGCGCTCCAGCAGGCGTTGCCAGTCGGGCGCTTCGCCCTCCTCGACCCAGGTCTCGCCGAGCTCGGTGTTCTTGAAAGTCTTGATGGCAGCGGCCGATCCCGACTCTTTACTGACGGCAGCTTCCCACGCAGCGGCGATCTCGCACCAGGCGCGCCAGCCCAGCGGGCTGTACAGCGACGACAGATGAAACCCCGCCGTCTTGCCCGAGCCTTCCGCCGTCGCGCGCCACTCGCCGTGCTCCAGCATCCAGGTCTTGTGGTGCTCGGCGATCGCCGTCTCGCATGATTCGCACACATACGCCGCCGTCTCGGGCCGGCCCTTCTCCCAACGCAGTTGCTCGAAGCGCAGCCACTGCCGGTGCGAGCAATGCGGACACGGCACGAAGTAGCGACGCTGGTCGCTGGCCTCGTATTCGCGCTCGATGGCCGAGGCACCCGCGATCGTCGGCGTCGAGACGATGAAGATCTTGCGCCGCGCGAACGTGCGTGTACGGGCTTCGGCCAGCGAGATCGCATCGCCTTCACCCTCGACGTCCAACGGATAGCCGTCGACCTCGTCGAGGAACAGATACCGCACCGGCATCGAGCGCAGCCCGACGGCGCTGTTCGCGCCGGTCATCACCAGCACGCCACCCCGGAACTCCTTGGCCAGGATGGTGTTGCCCGAGTCGCGGCTTCTCGCCGGGGCGATGAGTTCGCAGAGCACCGGCGACTCCTCGATCAGCGGGTCGATCCGCTGCTTGGAGTTGCGCTTGGCCATCTCCACGGTGGGCCACACCGCCATCATCGGCCCGGGGGCGTGGTGGATCACGTAGCCGATCCAGTTCGAGCCGGTCTCGGTCGCGCCCACCTGCGCGCCCTTCATGAACACCACGCGCTCGATGGGCGAGGTCGGCGACAGGCAGTCCATGATCGCCTTCAGATACGGCGTGCGCGCGGTGCGCCAGCGCCCCGGCTCGCTCGAGGCCTTGCTCGACAGCACCCGGTGACGGTCGGCCCATTCGGAGACGGTGAGCAGCGGGTCCGGCGTGAGGCCCTCGCGCCAAGCGCGCTCGATGACGTCCCAGCCCTCATAGGCGAACTCGTCCATCAATCGACCCGAACCTTGAGTTCCCCGAGCTCGGCGAGGTGCTCGCGCACGGCGGCATCCAGGGCCACGTGCAGGGTGTGAGCCTCCACGCCGAGCCGGGCCGCCATCTGCGCCGAGATCCGCGCCGGCCAGTTGAGCCAAGCGTCGCGCTCGGTGCGGGCGAGCTTGAACACATGCGCGATGGCCTGGTGGCGATCGACCAGTTCGCCCTTGAGGCGGGCCAGCCGCACCTTGTTGGTCTGCGCCTTGACCACCTCGTTGACCGTGCGCGCCTGCACGAGCGTGGTGCCGCCCGCGGGCAGCCCGGCGGCGAGGTTCGGGGCCGGATCCTCCGCCACCCGCACCTTCACGGTCCGGGAGCCCGTTCCCGCCTTCGGCGGCTCGGAGTTCCGGGTCCAGTCGCGGTCGGCCCGGTCTGGGTCGATGGTGCCGTCCGCCTCGGGCGTGATGCGTCCGGTGCGGATGGCCTTGTGTACGGCGGTGTCCGATACCCCACGGTGGCGGGCGTAGGCGCGAATCGAGATGCCCATGGCCCTCTTCGATCCATTCATCGTCAGTTCTTGGCCAACACCCGCAGAAAACGCTTGGCTTCACGGGCGAACAGCGCGTTCATCACGTCACCCCGAACCACCCGATCGAAAGGACGCCCGATGAACCCCCACACCCCCGACCTTCTCGCCACCAAGCTCGCCGAGGCAGCGTTGACGGTGCTGGTGCGCACTTGCCGCAAGGAGGTGGCCGCCGCCAGCCGCGACGAGCTCGAAGCCGCCTGCGCCGCGATGCGCGCCAAGGCCCGGCCGGTCATCGACCGCTTGTTTGACGACGCAAGGGCTGCGCCCTGGGTCGGCGAGATGGCCTTCCACGCCGCCGCGCTCGAACTGGCGCAGGCCGGCATCTCGGTGTTGCGCAAGGTCTGACGAGCAATGCGAAGCCAAGCAAGAACGCTTGGCTTCTCACGCGAACAGCGCGTTCATCACCTCACCCAATCACCACGCACCAAGGAGCAGACCATGACCCTGCGCATCCGCCAACCCCAGGTCACCGACACCAACGGAAACGCCCTCGGCACCCGCCTGATCCGAATCGAGTTCGACGAGCAAGGCCCAGCGACCGTGATGCACGACGGCCAGCGTTACGACTTCACCGGCAAGACCGGCACCCACCTCAAAACCGGCTTGGCGGTGCGCGAGATGGCCACCGCGCGCGATGCGCGCCTGTGGATCAGCCTCGATGGCGAGCACCTGTGGGAAGACTGACTCGCGCCGATCCATCCCTATCCAGGAGCAGACCATGAGCACCATCACCCTGACCCCCGCCCAGCACGCGATCCTGGCCCATGCGCTCGAGCACAGCGACGGCCGAATCGACTGGTTCCCCGAGCACATCCAAGGCGGTGCCCGCCGCAAGGTGCTCGACGGCCTGGCCAACCGCGCCCTGATCGCCCGCCAGGGCGAGGTCTGGGTCGTTGCCGACGCAGGCTACGAGGCCTTGGGCGTGCCGCGCCCGGGTGTCCGCACCGCCCCGCGCCAGTCCTTCGTTGCGAAACTCGATGCGGTGATCGCCCGGGCCGAGCAGGCGCAGACGGCGCGCGACGAGGCCGACCTGGAGGCGGCGGTGAACGCCGCCGAAGCCACCTGGGCGCAGGATGCGCATCGCAGCGCCGAGCCCCGCCGCCCCCGCGCCGACAGCAAGCAGGCGCAGGTGATCGCGATGCTGCAGCGTCCCGAAGGCGCCACCCTCCGCCAGATCATGGACAGCACCGGCTGGCAGGCGCACACGGTGCGCGGCACCTTGGCCGGGGCGCTGAAGAAGAAACTGGGCCTGACGATCGTCTCCGAGAGATCCCCGGGCGGCGAGCGCGTCTACCGGCTTGCCTGAGTCGCGATGGGGCAGCACATCCCGCGCGGGCTGCCCTATCTGACCGGGTTCGTGATTCACTGCGCGATCGCCGACGAGTCGCTCGCCGCCTGATCGAAGGCCAGGCCATCCGCCTCGCGGGTGGCTTGCCGCCCCGTCCAGTCCTGCCAGCGCCGCACGATCACGTCCGCATACTTCGGATCGAGCTCGATCAGCCGCGCCTGCCGCCCTGACTTCTCGGCGGCGATGAGTGTCGTGCCCGAGCCACCGAACGGGTCCAGGACCACGTTGCCCGGGCGGCTCGAATTGCGAATCGCGCGCTCGACCAGTTCCACCGGCTTCATGGTCGGGTGCAGATCGTTCTTCGCTGGCTTCTTGATCTGCCAGACGTCGCCCTGGTCGCGGTCGCCGCACCAGTGGCGCGTCGCGCCTTCGGGCCAGCCGTAGAGGATCGGCTCGTACTGGCGCTGGTAGTCCGAGCGGCCCAGCGTGAAGGTGTTCTTGGCCCAGATGATGAAGGTCGACCAGTGCCCGCCGGCGGCGCGGAAGGCCGCTTGCAGCGTGTCCAGTTCGCTGGAGGACATGGCGACGTAGATCGCGCCTCGGGTGTGCGCCATGATCAGCGCCAGCGCATCAAAGAGGAAATCGTAGAAGCCTTCACCCAGCGCATCGTTGAGGATGGGGCGGTGTTTGCCGCGCAGCTTGTCCTTCGCGCTGTTGGCGTAGTTCACGTTGTAGGGCGGATCGGTGAAGACCATGTCCGCCCGTTCGCCGTCCGGAAACAGGCGCGCGTAGGCCTCGGCGGTGGTCGCGTCGCCGCACACCAGCCGGTGCGGCCCGAGTCGCCAGACGTCGCCCGGCCGGGAGACGGGTTCCTCGGGCACGTCGGGCGCGGCGTCGTCTTCCGTGCGGCCCTCGATCTGGGGTTCCTCATCGGCCAGCAGTTCTGCCAGTGCATCGGCGTCGAATCCGGTGAGATCGAGATCGAAGCCATCGTCCTGCAGCGCCTCCAGTTCGATGCGCAGCAGGGCATCGTCCCAGGTCGCCAGCTCCGCGAGCCGATTGTCGGCGAGCACCAAGGCGCGGCGCTGGGTCGGTGTGAGGTGGTCGAGCACCACCACCGGCACGGTGGCCAGGCCCAGTTTGCGCGCGGCGGCAAGCCGCCCGTGGCCCGCCACCAGCACGCCGTCGGCGCCGGTGAGAATGGGATTGACGAAGCCGAACTCGGCAATCGATGCGGCGATTCTCGCGATCTGCTCCTCCGAGTGCTGGCGGGCATTGCGCACGTAGGGCAGCAGCTTGTCGATCGGCCAGTGCTCGATGCGCTCGGCGAGCCAGTTCACTCTGCCGCCTCCGCCGTCTCGCCCAGCCGCTCGGCGGCGACTTCGGCGAAGGGCTGGCCGGTGGTCGAGAGCACAGGTTCCATGCCCGGGTGGTGCTGCAGCCAGCGGCGCAGCGCGACGTCCACGTACTCTGGAGCGAGTTCGATGGCGCGTACCGGGCGGCCGGTGAGTTGGCCGGCCAGCAGCGTGGTGCCCGAGCCCGCGAACGGCTCGAAGACGATCTCGCCCGCGTCGGTGTAGGCCTCGATGAAGAACTTCGGCAGGCCCAGCGGGAACACCGCCGGATGGTCGATACCCTCACCGATGCGGCCGCGCTGGCGCGTCACCTCGATGACCGAGTCCGGGATGCGGAAGTCCTGCGTCGGCAGCCCCGCGTGGCACCAGGCGCCGACCGTGCCGTCCTTGCCGCGCATCGCGGTGGACGATCCGTCGGCGCGCAGGTGCGTCTCGTGCCCGGCCCACTTGCAGGGCACGATCTTGTTCGGCTTGCGCGAGCGTCGGTTGAAGTGGAAGACGAACTCGTGGCGGGGCGCCAGCCGCCCGGCCCAGTCGCCGGGCACGGTCACCGACTGGTCCCACACGTACCAGCCAAAGCGCCGCCAGCCTTGAGTGCGCATCCATGCGATCCAGCCGTCCCAGTACGGCTGCCACTCGTTGTCGCGATGCACGAGCCCGAGGTTGACCAGGATTTGCGTGTCCTCGCGCAACGCGCCGCGAGCAGCGCCAAACACGCCTTGCATCAGCGCGTCCCAGTCCGCGATGCCGCCGGTGGTGTAGTCGCGCTGATTGGCATACGGCGGGCTGGTGAAGAGCAGGTGCGCCCGCTCGCCCTCGAGGAGGCGCGCGACGGCGACCGCGTCGCGGCTGTCGGCGCAGAGCAGCCGATGTTTGCCCAGCAGCCACAAGTCGCCGGGGCGCGTGACCGCCACCGCGGGCGGTGTGACGTCGTCCTCGTCCGCATTCGAGGACTCACTGCCCGCAGCCGCTTCATCTTCGGTGGCAGGGTCTTCAGTGATGCCGGCCAGCAGTTCCTCGATCTCTTCGCTGGAGAATCCGGTCAGACCCAAGTCGTAACCCGCCTCCGACAACTCGGCCAGTTCCAGCGAAAGCAGTTCCTCGTCCCATTGCGCCCAACTGACGGACCGGTTGGCGATCAGCCGAAAGGCCTTGATCTGAACATCGGAGAGTTCATCGGACAGAACTACCGGGACGGTCTTGAGGCCGAGCTTGCGCGCCGCCTTGAGCCGCAAATGCCCGTCCACCACTTCACCTGTGCTGCGGGCCACGACAGGAATCCGGAATCCAAACTCTACGATGGCCGCAGCCATCCGGTCGACCGCGTGATCGTTCTTGCGCGGGTTGCGCGCGTAGTCGATCAATCGCTCTATCGGCCAATGCTGCAGGTTTAGCTCAGATGCAACCAAGTCTCACCTCGGACAATGTGATGGATGACGTGGCGAGAAACGTCAAACTCGCGCGCCAAACGGATTTGCTCGCCACGCCTTCCCGAGTAGCGGCGGCGAATCTCTCGCACCGCACTGTCGGTGAGCGTGGTACGCGGGTGCCGTTGCCCTCGAAATACTGGAACATGGGCTGTGCCATGCACGAAGCTGTCGGCCACGTTCTGCGCATGCGTGGCCCAGCGCAAGTTGGTGATCGCGTTGTTGTGGCGATTGCCGTCGGAATGTGCGACTTCGTGCAGCGGGCTCGGCGGCGGGCCAAGAAAAGTCAGCGCAACCAAGCGATGGATGCCGGTCTTGAGTCCCTTCGCGCCAAGTTGTACGTACCAGTAGCCATATCCCGCCAGCCACGGCTTGAGTACATGACCGGTTCGCGTGTTGCGAACGGCGCCGAGACTGCAGACCTCGTAGCGGGTGTCGCCTGGAAACGGACGCCACTCGCCCCCTGTCGCCACGTCTGTCATCAGCGGTGATCGGCAGAGGTCTGTTCGTCGCATAAAAGGCCAGCGGCCCGGACGGGTGAAAGGAGGAAAGCCCCGTCACGGGCCGCGAGGGTCGCTGCTGCGTTGAAATGAGAAAACCCGCCGACGTTCAGACCGTGGGCGGGTTGTGTAATGCGTACTGAATGGTGGCGGGGTGCAAACCGCAAACCCTGCAAACCTCGGTTTGCAGTTTGACGCTAGGGCGATGCCGCGCTCGCGCCCCCCGCATCGCGCTTGGGCCAGGAAGGACCCATCGCTGCGCGGGCGGCTTCGTCGGGCGTCACCGCTGTCCAGAAGTTAGCCGAAATCCTACCCCCGAAACGGCGGATCTGTTGCAGGGGCCAAAGCCGCATTTCGCCGCCGATGCACGCGGATGCACGACCCCACCCGCCAAATCACGCCAAAACACTACGCCGTCAAGGCGACGCCGTTGAGGTGATCGGCCACCAAATGCAACGCCCGCTGCCACCGCCGCCAGGCCGTGGTGCGGTCGCAGCCAAAGCGCGCGCAGACGTCGCGCCAGCGGTGGCGCTCGGCGCGCATCCACACGAGGTGCCGTTCCTCTTCCTCCAGCCACTGCACCCAGCGCATGGCTTCGAGCATGCGCTCGATGGCCTCGGGACTGGGCGGGAAGCGCCGGATCGGGGCCTCGGCGCCAAGCGTCTCCCACGGCATGCGCCGAATCGCCGGCCAGGTGTTGAAGTAGCCCTGCACGCGCACGGACGGCAAGCGGTGGGCGGTGATGGCCGCCTCCCGGAAGCGTTCGTCCACACGCTCGACGGTCCACTCAGCCATGGCGCGCCTCCCGTGCACCGTAGAGCCGCTCGCCGATTCGGCGGATCAGCTCGCGCTCCACCCAGTCGAGCCGGTCGTCGTCGAGGCAGACGACGAGCAGGCGTTGCTCGCGCCAGCCGCGGCGCTTGACGGCCTCCACGTCCATCGGCTCGGGCTGCAGGCGCCCCAGCGGGCAGCGGTAGCGAGGAGTCGGGATGTCCATCTCACGCCTCCTGCGCCGCGTCGTGGAGCGGGAGGGCCCAGAGCAACAGCGCCAAGGCGTCGGCTTCGTTGTCGTCGGCGGGCTGATAGCCGCGCGCACGCATGACCACCATCATCTCGTCCTTGCTCGCATTGCCCTTGCCGGTGACGTGCTTCTTGATCGTGCCCACCGGCACGCCCTGGTAGGGGACGCCGTGGTGCTCGCACCAGGCCGTGAGCGTAGCGAGGAAGCCGCCGTAGGCGTGTGCGGCGTCGGTCGAGACGTGGCGGCGCACTTCCTCGAAGACCAGCGTGTCGATCCCTTCGGCGTGGGCCTTCAGTTCGGTGAGCCAGCGCTTGAAGCGCAGGAAACGCATGCCGCCGCCTTCGAAGCGCTGCGGCTTGAAGGATTGGCTGCCGCTGGTGATGCGGCCGGTGCGGTCGCGCAGCGCCCAGCCGGTGGTGGTGCCCAGGTCCAGGGCCAGGATCGTGGTGTGCATGGTGTCAGTCCTCGTTCGGTGGGGACTGACGCATCCGACGCACGATATCGATTACTCCCGTGAGGCGCGCGCACGCGCACGCGCGTAGAGACTTACGATGTACAGCGTCAGATGCGTCAGTCCGGCAGGGGGTCATGGGTGTTCAGTCGTCGGCATAGGGGGTGTAGGCGGGCTGCGTCGGGTGCTTGAGGCCCACGCCACGAAAGCCCCGGATGCCGGCGGCGTTGCGCCATTTCTCGACGCCGCGGGTGATCAAGAGGTCGGAGAAGCGGCGCTGCGAGCCGACGAACTCGCCAGCGGCCTCCGCCCACTGCTTCCAGTCGCTGAACAGTTCGGCCGTCAGCGACTTGGCATTGGCCTCGCGCACGCAGCGCTCGTCGAGCCAGCGGCCCAGCGCGTCCTCGGCTTCGAAGTACTCTTCGGTGGCGGCCACCACCTGCGGCGGCGGATCGAGCCGGCCCAGGCGCTGCCAGGCCAGGCAGCCCTCCAGCGCCCAGGCCAGGATCCCGTCGCGCTCGGCGAGCAACTTGTGCTGCAGGTGTTTGTCCCGCCGCTCGGGCGGCACGGTGATCGTGAAGGGGATCAGGTGCAGCCGGCGCTTCATGGCCTCGTCGATGTTGCGGATGGCGGGCTTGTGGTTGCCGGCGACGAAGAGCTTGAACTGCGGCCAGAACTCGAAGAAGTCTTGCCGCATGAACCGCGCCGAGATCTTGTCGCCGCCCGTGAGGCTCTTGACCTTGGACTCGGCCCAGCGCCGCCCTTGCTCGGTTTCGATCGCCGCTACGAAGCGCGCGCCGCGCAACCCCGCCATGTCGGTCGGATGGCGGTCGGTACGCGTCTCCATGAAGGTGTCCATTGGCGCGTTGGCGGCGTAGTCGCCCAGGATCGTGGCCAGGGTGTTGACGAACACCGATTTGCCGTTGGCGCCGGTGCCGTAGAGGAAGAACAGCGCGTGCTCCTGGGTGGAGCCGGTGAGCGCATAGCCCGCCATGCGCTGCAGATAGGCTTGCAGTGCCGCATCGCCGCCGGTCACTTCGGCGATGAACTGCCGCCAGGTCGGGCAGTCGCCGCCGGGCGTGGCGGTCGTGATCTTGGTCATGCGGTCGGCGCGGTCGTGCGCGCGCATGCGGCCCGTTCGGAGGTCGACCACACCGCCTGGGGTGTTGAGCAGCCAGGGATCGGCGTCCCACTCGGCGGTGGTCGCGGCATGACGTCGGTCTGCGCGAGCCTGGCGTTCGACGCCGCCGACGGTGCCGGAGGTGGCCAGCTTGGCCGCCAGCTTGGGGTTGTCGGCCTGGAGGTCCGCGTGTCGGCAGACACCGCGGATCAAGTCGGTGGCCGCCAGCGTCTCCTCGTTGCGCCAGCGCCGACCGTCCCACACCAACCAGCGGCCCCAGGCCGCCACGTAGCGCCAGTCGCGGTGGTAGCGCCGGGTGAAGGCCAGCGCCAGGGCATCTTCGGTGCCCCACACCGATTCATCCGCGCCGATCACCGGCTCGCCGGGGTCCGCAATGTCATGCACCTGCACACGCGGACCGTGGGCGAGGAAGGCCGCGACGTCGAAGCCCTCCATCACGGCGTCCGCCGCGTCCCAGCCGTCCGCCGCTTCCTCGGGCGGGTACAGGATGTGGCAGGTCTTCGCGCCCGCCGACAGAATCGCCTGGGCCGCCTGCACGGCGTACTCCCAGCCCGGCTTGTCGCGGTCAGGCCAGATCAGTACGGTCTTACCCTTCAGCGGCGACCAGTCGGTCTTGTCCACGGGCGCATTCGCCCCGTGCATCGCGGTGGTGGCGCACACGCCGGCGTCGATCAAGGCCTGGGCGCATTTCTCGCCCTCGACCAGCACGACCTGGGCGGCGTCCTGGATCCCCGGCTGGTTGTACAGCGGCCGCGGCTCGGGCGGGGCCATCTTGCGCCGTTTGGCGTCCCAGGGCCGGAACTCCTTCTTGCGCCCGGGCGGGTCGTAGCGGTAGACGACGGCGATGAGCTGCCCTTGTGCGTCGAGGTAGTCCCACTTGGCGGTGGCCGGGCCGAGGACGTCGAT